ATCTATAAACATAATGGAAGACACACAGGAGATCTAATCATTGAAAAAATAGAAATAAAGAAAAATAAATTATGAAAAGATTATTTAAATACCTTACTTGGTTAGAACAAGAACAAATTAAAACAATGATTCATAGCGGTTGAGGCTTTTATTAATATGAAACGATTTATACAAAAACTACTGCTATGGTGGATTTTTAAAAAACCAAAAAAACAAGACAAATCCATATGGGATATATAAACAACATTAATGAAAAAACCAGACAACGTTGCTGATAACCCAAACTTACGCAAGTTTTAAGTACAATTAAGATAATAAATGGTTAAAAGTTTAAAATGGAAGATATAAAAATAGTACACCTCAAGAGTAATGCACAACGACTAGAGACGTGGATCGCAATGATTAACGGTGAGATTGTTGGACATATCTACATGGAGCGAGAAGAAACTCATCGAATAAAATTTTTAGATGCTTGGGTGCATGAGGATCACCGTAGAAGAGGTATTTTTAGAATGTTATGGGATACTCGATGGGGCTACGTTCAACAGAAGTTTAAAGGTTACTTGGTGTATGCATGGTGCAAACCTGCAAGTTTACCTTTATTGATTGAAAAAGGTTTTGATTCAGGAGAAACTTGTACCTATGTTGAAAAAATTGTAGAATGAAAAAAATTATAGAAAATGAAAAATTACAAAAAAATACTCGCCATTTTTCTAATCGTTGCACTAATAATATGGGTTTTTTAAAATATACATTATTGTGGGTTAGTCAAAATTTATCTATACCATTTTGGATGGTTGGTCATGTCCATTTAACAATGAATGTATATGAAGACATATATGAGATATTGGCATCATTCGGTATGAATATAATTGTAGGTATTGGATTTTGGGTTAGTTGGGGGGATTATAAAAAAGAAAATAATAAATAAAATATGGAAACAAGTTATCAGATTAAAAAAATTATGAACATGAATGGAAAAAATTTTCATGTTATTTTGTTAAATAGTCAAGGTGAGGTATTTGAAACTCATCGTATAGAAGAGGCAACAAAATTATGTGAAATTTTAAACACTAACACAGACAGTGGGTGGAGATATGAAATTATTGCGATAAACAAAATATAGAAACGGGCGTTTCATTAATAACAAAATAAATAATAAAAACTTAAAATTATGGAAACAATTTCATTCGCTTTAGGTGTGGCATCAGTATTAGTTGTGCTATTAAGTGCAGTTACTATATGGTTAACATTTAGGGTTAAAAAAATTACAACAGAACAAAATAATCTACATATTTTAATAAATAATGTAGAACAATATTTAGGTAAAAAATTCGATGACTGTGATCGTCATAGTTACGAAAATTTTAGAGAATTAAATAGTATCATAAATTCTAAAAATGATGAATTAGTTCACACCATTTTAAATCAATTTAATGAATCAAAAAGTTATACTGATTCACGTATAGATAAATTGATTGATGTCTATTTTGAACACAATTCAAATAGGAGTAAAACAAAACAAATAATTAACGGATAAAATAAGAACACGCCCGTTTCTTATTTTTTAGATATTTATCCTTAAAGAATATATTTATTTAAAAAATCTTATGGATATTAAAAAAATTACCGAACAAGAAGTCAATGACTTAATTCAAAAAGAAAAAATTGACTTATCTTCTTTTGAAATTAGGAGCACTTTAAACCCTAAAATTTTTGATGGTGATCAACATATGTATGAAGAAATACGTAGAAGATTACTTATGATTGCCGATGACTTTTTTGAAACCTTAAAAGTAGAATGGGTAGACATACAAGATATAATTTTAACTGGTAGTTTATCAAATTATAATTGGTCTAAATTTTCAGATGTAGATTTACACATTCTATTAGATTTTGAGGATGTGGATGATAACATAGAATTAGTTAAAGAATACTTTACATCTAAGAAAAATTTATGGAATGAAAATCATGATATCACCATTAAAGGTTATGATGTAGAATTATATGTTCAAGAAACCAAAGAACCACATGTTTCTAGTGGAGTTTATTCTGTATTATGGGATGGTTGGGTAGTAAAACCAGATGCAACTAAAAAAGAAATCGATTCCAAAAAAGTAGAACAAAAAGTAAATTCAATAGTAGACACAATAGAAGAAATTTATTTTATGTATAAATCAGGAGAATATGATAAAACTATTAGAATGGTAAAAAATCTGAAAGATAAAATTAAAAAAATGAGACAGACAGGTTTAGATAGAGAAGGTGAGTATTCTTTTGAAAATATCGCATTTAAAGTTTTACGTAGAACAATGTACTTAGATAAATTAAGTGAGATAGAAACTAAGGCATATGATAAGTCTTTAACTTTAGATGAGTCTTTGTTGAATAATAAATTTAAATTATAATTTTTTTACTAAAAACGTAATATTTATTTATAAATAATAATATGGGAACAACTTATTTAACTGGTACGTATTCTGTAATTCATACAAACATTACGGCAGATTTCGATAATTATGTATATAGTGCTGTTTATTTTAATAGTGGAGGGACTTATACTATAAATGGTGCATCAGTAACAGGTGTTGCGGGTAAAACATTAGATAATATTATTGATGATGTCACTACTACTCTATCTGCTGGATTTCTTCTTTTAGGTAACCCTAAACCATTAGGAGTCTTACCTACAGGTTTAATAACTGCAACGGGCGGAACAGAGCAATATCAATTTGTAAATATAGTAACAGGGTTACCAACTAACGGATAAAAAATAAAATAAAATATATGAAAAAATATGTAAATCCTAAAACATTAAAAGGTCAAGACAAATTAAATAGAATGTTAGATCTTATGGGTAAAATGAATACTCTAAATGAGAGTAAATCATTTTCAGAATTAGAATTAATTAAAAGAGGTCCTAATGGGATAGTTTATGGTATAGTTAGAGAAAACCATGACTATTTTATTAAAACATCTAATAAAAGATCGGGAAAATTTTTAGCCGAAAATTTTAATTACATTGGAGGTCTTCAAAATAAATTAGATGAAAGATACCATTCTTATGCAGAGGCGTTAAAACATTTAAATATTAAATTCGATATGTTAAATGAATCATATGGTATCAGAAAAAACACTAACATATTTGAATCGGATGGTAGGGCAATTGCTGGTGGTGCAGGATTTGGTTTTGTATTAGAAGATGAAGATGAGACAAAATCAAAAGAAGAAATAATTTCTGATGAAGAGAAAAAAGTGTTAAAGGTTGATGCACCAAAAAGCGACTCCGATAACGAGATACCTGTCGAAGATGAGGTTTCTGATGATCCAGAAGTAGATATGGGTGGAGATATTGCAGATGTAGATTTTGGTGATGAGGACACTGAAGAAAATACGGAAGAAGGTGATGATTTAGATAGTGAAGGGAAAGATGAATCCACTAAAAAAATACAGAAATTAACTGGTAAAATAGGGCAATTATTAAGAGATAAAGAAGAAGTAGATCCTGAATTAGAAAAATACGTAATAAATTCTATTATATCTGCACTACATTTAGATGAAATGGATGAAAGTGATAAAGAGGATATAATATCTAAAATAGAAGGAGAAGAAGAGGGAGAAGAATCTGAAGATTTAGATACTGAAACAGATACGGATACGGATACGGATACTGAATCAGGTGATGAAGATGTAGAATTTGACACAGAAGAGGAAAAACCAACAGGTGATAATACTGGTGAAGAAATTTCTGAATCTGATGAAAAAACAAAAAAACCTTTAGAAATTACTCCAGATATGATAGCTATGTTATTGAAAGATGGGGAATGTACTTGTTCAGGACACAAATTAATCTACAAAGAAAAAGGTTCTAAAAAAGATACTAATGAAAGTAGGACATTTTCTAAGAAAAAAATTATGGAATCTTTTTTAAGAAACCAAACAAAAAAATCTCTTAAAAAGGTTTTAAGTGAAAATAGATCAATATGTAATGAATGTGGTGGACTAATGAGAGAAGGTATGTGTATGGAATGTGGGCTTAATGAAAGTCAGATGATGTACGAAAAACTAAAAGGTAACCAAAAAAAATTAGACGTTGCTAAACCATACGGTAAATTAACCTCAAAAGATTTTGAACAACTTAGAAGAGGTAAAAGATCTGAAGGTAGAAGAGATAGAAGAAGAGGTTTAATGGGTGAAGATGATATGACTATGATGGACGCAGTTCAAACAGGGCAAGGTTATTTACCAACAGGAGATTTAGATAGAGATTTTGATGGTATCCCTAATAGGTTAGATATGGATAACAATTCAGATGGTAGGTTAGACTTTTCAGATAATTCTAATAGATACGGTAATCAAAGAGGTAACGATGACTTTATTGAATTAGATGTAGATTTTTTAAGAAGTAATGCACCAGTTAAACAACCAGGAATCGATAAGCCAATAACTAAACCTGATGAGGATAACAAATGGAAAAAAATTAAAAGACCACAAGTTGATCCTAGACCTAAGGCATTAGATAATGAAAAAATTAAACCTTCATTCAGAAGAAGAGGTATGTTTAGATAATGTATTTAGTTTATATAAATAAAATAGGTCAAAACTGGAAGGGGAACTACATTTATGAGTTCCTCTTTTCTAATGCTTTAGAAGATATAGATGGGGATGGATGGGATTCTTATCCGTCATCAGGAAATCCTGAACCACCAAAAAATAAATTTATTAAAAAATCAGGTAATTTAACCACAACATTAAAATTAGATTTAGTGCAGGAATCAGATTCTTTCGCAATGTGGGATGCGGTTGACGGTATAATTGCATTAGGGTGGGAAAATATGGAGGGATATGATGAATATCCTGAAAAAAGATTATTTTTTACCTTTGGCGAACCTATCAACTCTGTTGAGGATAAACTTTACGAAAAAGATTTAATTATTAAATACGAAAAAGAAATAATAAATATTTAAATTATTTAAAATGAAAAATAAAATTAGACTTTACGAATCCGAAATTAAAAGAGCAATTAGGCGTAAATTAATGGAAAGATATATAGACGAAGTTGAGCAGATGGATGTTTATAAAAAAGATGAAATTGACTTATCTACTGTAAAACCAGGAACTTACGGACTAAAAGATGAAAAGGGTAATATTAAATCAATAACTGTTAATGAAGAAGATAGTGATGATGAATATTACGGTACTTTTGATGATGTTTATAAAGTAGATAAAAGTAATGTGTCAGGAGATTTTAATTATGATGAATATGATGAAGAACAATATAGTGATTTTGATTCATTTAGAGGAAGTAAATATGGTATAAATTCTAAAAATAAATGGGATTTTAATTCACCTAATGAAGAACAAGGTAGATCTTTATTTAATAAATACTTAGAAAAATATGATAATAAACCTTTTAGTGTTAGAAGAAAAAAATGAAAAAAATAGATATTCTAAATGAAGTGTATACTGAAAAACAAAGACGTTGGGCTTGTTCACAAATGAATGCACCTAAATCTGAAAGGGAAATATCTAAAACTAATGCTACTGAAATGTGTAAAGACGTAAAACATTCTAAAAAAAAGGGTAAAAATGTTAAACCTAAAATGAAAAAAAAAGATTTAGTAGAATATATTAACAGTAAAATGAAAAATATGTTATTGGAACAACCTAATGACGAAGTTTTTATTATTACTGAAATACCTTCCTTAGATAAAAGAGAAATATTTAGATTTTTTGAACAATTAAGACAAAGTGGGGTTATTAATATGTTTGGGTCATCCCCAATATTAAACTGGACTAAAGAAGATTTACATAGATGGTTATATGGTATGAGTAAAGATCCAGAATCATTAGAATCAGAAATAGAGGATTTAGAATATGATAATGAAGAAGGTGAAAATGATGGTGATATAGAAATGTTACAAAGTCAATTAGAAAACATCAACTATTTATTAGAAAATAAAAATAAAATTAGAGATATTTTAATAAGGGCGGCATTGACTAGGTTAGAAAATAGGGGTGAAGAAGATCCTGAATTACCAAAAGTTCAAAGAGTTTTTGAACAATTGGCGGGAGAATGTTTTAAAATGTGGACAACGGCATTATACGGAAATAGATAAAATAAATATATTATGAAAAGAAAAAATATTATTAACGAAGTAACTAAAAGAGTTCTTTCAGAAAAGGTTAGAATTAAAAGAATAAGTGAAGCGGTAGAATATGATCCAGAACATCCAGAAAGAATGCATCCAGGATTAGAAGGTAAATTAAGAAGTGGTGAACATATTTTTGGTAGAAGTAAATCATTACCTGTAGGTTCAGACACACAAAATTATTCTGAAAAATTAGCTGGACAAAGATTTAAGGAAATAGTTAACAAAGTTAAAAGATATCATGGGATTAGAAATATAACACCTAATATGATGCAAATGATGTTTCAAATAATGGGTGAAATAAGTCAAATAGAAACTAGACATAAAGAAGCGTTAGAAAGATTGGCAGTAGATATCGTTTCAGAAGAATTTGATTTACCAGAACAAATGTTGGAGGCTACTTTAAGTCCTCCAGGATCACCATTAAGTCATAGAGAAGAAGAGGAAGAAGACGATGATGATGATTCACCGCAACCTAATATACCTAAACAACCTAAAAGTGCTGAAAGAATGGAAGAATTAGAGTTAGAGGTGGATAAAAGAAGAGTAATAAATTCATTAATGCAAGGGGCATCTAAAAAAGGTCATTATATATTTCATATGGTAGCAGATGAATTAGACGCAATAGATCCAAGATTAATGGGACTTTACGGTAAATTAATGTCATTGGCAGATTTCCAATATTGGGTAATTCCTGATACTATGATGACTGGTCAAGTTGGTGGTGTTGAAAAAATAGAATGGAGAAAGGCTGAGAAACCTGAAAATAAAGATGAAGAGGAAGATATGGAAGACATTAACTTAGAAGAAGGTGATGATATGCCTGTTGTAGTTGCAAAAGCTTGGATATTCCCTCTTTTAGTTCACGAATTAATTAAAGGGGCTTTAGAATTGGCGGCATTGAATTGGGCTGACGGTCATTTAGATTTTGATGAACAAAAAGAAGTTATTGAAAAGGCTGATACAGATGAAGGTGAAATATGGGGAATGAGATTAGGTCCAGGTATGTGGGAAAAATTCTTAGATTGTATTGGTACAGAAAATTATGACATAAAACAATGGTTATTCAGAGAATTAACTAAATTACCAGCAAAACAATTTCACGAATTTATGAAAGAAATTTTAAGTGGCAGTCAAAAATGTGGTGAAGTAGTAGATACTCTAAAAAGATTACATCAAGAAGATAGTGGTGATAGTTTAACTGATATGTTTAATGACACAGGATATGATGATATGGATGATATATTAAGTCATTTAGGGCAAGAACCTGAAACCGAAGAAGAAGATGATGATACAGAAGTAGATTATTCTAAAATGTCTAAAAGAGAGATTGAGGAATTAATTAATCAGGCATTAGATTCAGGAGATTTTGATTTAGTAGAAAAACTACATAAATTTATGTAAAAAAATATATAAAAAAGTTAATCCCACTTAATGTGGGATTTTTTTTTGTACGATAATATTTATTACTATATGAGAAATATTATAAAAAAAATATTAAGAGAAAATACTAACCCACCTAAGAGGATTTTAAGGTATATACATAGTATTTTTTCACATTATGAAGGAAATGTTGATGATATTAGGGAAGATTTGAAAGAAAATTTTAATTTAACAAATACTGAAGCATATACAATAATATTTGAGTATTATATGAGTGAAGGTGTTGACCCAACTACTGAAATAGGTTTTGAAGATATAACATATTATGTTTTTGCGGATGATTTAATGTCAATTTTAAAAAATAGTGGGTGGTTAGATACATATCTTAAAGATCCAAATTCGTTCCCTATCGCATTTAGAGATATAGAAGTAGTGGGTGAAAGATTTATTGCCATATTAGATGAATGGTCAGATTTTAGTTGTTTATTCGATGACACCAATTTAGCAGATAGAGTTTTAAATCCTGATTGGGCAGAATTGTATGGTTGGTTTGATGTTGATTTCTCAAACGATGTAAAAGACAATTTAGATGAAAAATCAATAAAACATATTCAAAATTATATTAAAGAAGAAGGTTTAATAGGTAAAGAACTAGAAAATAATCAGTATAATATCTCATTTGAGGGGGAGGAAACTTCAGTATTGACAGAAGAAATGGTTAGTGATGTAGATACTTTGTTAGAATTAATAGATGAGGATGAATTATTTTATGATTTAAGGAATGAATTAGAAAATGCATATAGATGGGCATATGAGGCGGCAGGTGAATCTGAAATCTTTGATATTTTACGTGATCACATAACTTCTTTAATTGGTGATAAACCTAAATGGGATGATAAAAATAAATTACGTGTAGATGTAACTGATATTTTTTATGACTTTTTAGTGAGATATCTATCATGTAAAGGTGAAATGCCTGGAACACAAGAGAATTATTTTGTAACTGGAGTAATGTGTGAAACATTAAATTGTGAAGATGATGAAATTGTGACACCAGATATGGGTTATTTCTATCCTGATAGTACACTAGTTGCGGAAAATATGAATGAAAATATAATAAGTAATTTATGAAAATAATTATATCCGAAAATCAATATAAAAGACTATTATCTGAAACTTATGAAGATGAAATAGAAGAATTTAAAAAAGTTTCAGATGATTGGACTAACCCCTCTGTCTTTTTAGATGTTTTTTATAGAATTTTTCATTTTAATGATGACAAAAATCCTAATAGTGTTTTAAATGTTGTACAAAATGATACAGAACTTTATAATATTTTTTTAGAAAAATTTAAATCAGGTTATTTCTATAACACTTATTTGAGGGATTATGAATTATTTTACCCAATGTTTGATTATATTATTGAAAATTACTCAATGTCTTTAGTTAGAAATAAGGAAGATGTTTTAAATAATTTTTATAAACTACTTAATTTAAAATTAAAATTACCATATTCCTATCGTAATAATTTTTTAGTTGAATTATTAGAATCCTCATTAGATAGAGTAATACCTATAATGTTTAATAAATATACTGTTAAAGATGCTATAAGAAAATTATCTATTATTACGGATAAATTACACTTAGGAAAAAAAAGAACCTTTGAAAAAGTTAAAAGATATGCGGAAGAAAACGGGTTATTATTAATCCCAAAAAATAAAGGATTTACTTTTAATAAAAGAGAAGATTCTATGGTTAGAGATGTGATTAATTATTTAAAAGATACATCAGAAAAAATAAAAACAAAAAAAGGATTTTTAAAATATATAGGTTCACCGTTAGGTGGTGGTCAACATGCTACATTTTGGAGTGCATTAAATATGGCAGGTATTATACAAAAAATAGGGTCAGGTAACAATGTTACTTATACATTTGGTCCTAATTATGATGAATGGGAAAATGGTAATTTAATTGCTTTTTAATCTATAACCATATTTATATATAAAATGTTATGGAAAGAGCGGAACAATTAAAAGTATATGCTCGTAGTTTAGGTGACCCAATTTACGCAATAGAAACTTTTTTAAAAACATTCGATTTGACGCAAAGTGGTAATGTACCATTTAAATTATTTTACAAACAAAAAGAAATAATTAAATCGTATGAGAAGTATAATCGTAATTTAGTTACTAAACCTCGACAGGCAGGTGTATCTACTACTACTGCCGCATATATTACAGTTAAGACTGCATTTGGTGATCCTGATAACCCACATAAAGTATTGATATTAGCCAATAAACAAACATTAGCGCAAGAATTCCTTAAAAAAGTTAAAGACTTTTTAGACCAAATACCTTATTGGGTTTGGGGGTTAGATGAAAGTGAAGATTATTTAGAAATTAACTCAAAAGGGCATATAAAATTAAAATCAAATGGTTGTGAAATTAGAGCACTTGCAACTTCTAAAGATGCGTTAAGGGGTTTTACCCCTACATTTTTAGTTATGGATGAGGCAGCGTTTATCGATAACGGTTCAGAAGTTTTTGGCGCTGCTTTAGCTTCATTAGGTACAGGTGGTAAAATATCACTTATATCAACACCTAACGGTATGGATCCACTTTATTATAAAACATATGATGGTGCTAAGAAAAAGGACAATAACTTCAACATTGTTGAGATGAAGTGGTATCAAGATGTTAGATATAATAGAAATCTATATTGGAAAAGAGGTGAAGATGAAATTATTAAATGTAATACGTTGGATAGAACTAAATTAAGGTGGGAATATATGGATAAAATATATGAAACTGATGAATCTACTATAGAGTATTACGAAGTAATGATTAAAGAGGGTTGGAAACCTTTATCCCCTTGGTATGAAGAAATGGCGGCAGATATGGGTGACTCAAAAAAAATCGCGCAAGAACTTGATGTTTCATTTATTGGTTCAGCGGGTAATGTAATGGATAATGAATATATTTCTTATCACGAAGAAAATTATGTTAAGGATCCAGAATTTGCTGCGGAAGTAGAAAAATCTATGTGGATATGGAAAAAACCTGAAGTAGGGCACAAATACATAATGGGTGTCGATGTTAGTAGAGGTGATGGTAAAGATAGTTCCACAATAGTAATTTTAGATTTTGAAAATTTAGAACAGGTTGCAGAATTTCAGTTTAAATTGCCTCCCGATATGTTAGCAGAGATAGTTTATAAATATGGTAATATGTATAACGCATATACTATCATAGATATTACTGGTGGTATGGGAGTGCCAACAGTTTTAAAACTAATGGAAATGGATTATAAGTATTTACATTATGATGATCCTAAAAGTAGAAAACTTAGTGAGAAATACTCTAAAACAAAATTTAAAGAGGGAGATAAAATTCCTGGATTTAATGTGGGTAACACGCGTCTACATATGGTTTCTGAATTAGAGGAACATATTAGAGAAAATAAAACCATAATAAGATCACAAAGAATGATATCTGAATTGAGGACTTTTGTTTATAAAAATGGTAGACCCGATCATATGGAGGGATATCACGATGATATAATTATGGCATTTGCTATGTGTATTTTTGTGGTCCAAACATCTTTTAAAAAGTTAGAACAGGTTGAGAAACAAACAAAGGCTATGTTAGAAAGTTGGGTTAATGTATCGAATAATAATCCGACAAAACCACTAACTAATACTAATTATGTAAATCCATTTTATAGTAATACCCCAACATACCATCCAAAACAAAATAATGATACTAACGATAACGGTGAATATAACTGGTTATTCGGATTATAATAACATTTATTTTTTTTAGATATTTATTATAATAGTAATAAAAAAATTATATAATGGCAAGAAAAACAATATTCCAACAGTTAAGTGATTTATTTGGACCAGAAATTAAAAAACAAGAAAATAAGTCTAGATATTCTATTAACGATAAAGAACTATTAAAAACTAAATCAAAAGAGGAGTATGAGGTAGAGAAATTAAAAAGGCAACAAGATGCTTATCTATCTAATATGTGGCAGAAAGTTGATAATGAGATATACCAACACTCTGTTTATTATGAAACAACTAGATTGGCATCATATGCTGATTTTGAGGGTATGGAGTTTTTCCCAGAAATATCGGCAGCTTTAGATATTATGATGGAAGAATCAACTACTTTAAATTCAGAAAATAAAATGATTAGTATTTTTTCTGAAAGTAAAAGAGTTAGAAGAATTTTAGAAGACTTATTTTTTAATAGATTAGATATTCATACATCGTTACCGATGTGGACAAGAAATACATGTAAATATGGGGATAATTTTTTATTTTTAAATATAGATAGTGAAGATGGTATTTTAGGGGTTAAACAATTACCTAATATAGAAATTGCTAGAAAAGAAAACGAAGGTTTTGGTGAAAATTCTATGAACGCAGAAACCGATAAATATAATCCAGTAAAATTTGTATGGGGTCAAAGAGATATCGAATTTAATGCTTGGCAAGTTGCCCATTTTAGATTATTAGGTGATGACAGAAGATTACCTTATGGGACTTCTATGTTAGAAAAGGCTAGAAGAATATGGAAACAATTATTATTGTCAGAAGATGCAATGTTAATATATAGAGTAACTAGGGCACCTGAAAGAAGAATATTTAAAATCTATGTTGGTAATATTGATGAGCAGGATGTTCCTGCGTATGTTAATAAAATTGCTAACAATTTTAAAAGAAGTGCGGTTATTGATCAAAAAACTGGACAGATAGACAGTAGATATAATCAAATGGCTCAAGATCAGGATTACTTTATACCAGTTAGAGATCCAAATGCACCTAGCCCAATAGATACTTTAGCGGGTGCAACTAATTTATCTGAAATTGCAGATATACAATATTTACAAAAAAAATTATTTACCGCACTTAGAGTCCCTAAACCTTTTTTAGGTTTTGAGGAAGTTAATGGTGATGGTAAAAATTTGGCACTACAAGATATTAGATTTGCTAGAACAATTAATAGGATACAACAATCAATGTTACAAGAATTAAATAAAATTGCGATAATACATTTATATATTTTAGGTTTAGAGGATGAATTAGAAAATTTTTCTTTAACATTGAATAATCCATCTACACAAGCCGAAATGTTAAAAATAGAACAAACACAGTTAAAAGTAACTTTATATAAAGATTGTGTTGTAGATGCGGGTAATGGATTTGGTGCAATGTCTATGACTAGAGCTAAAAAAGAAATATTAGGTATGTCAGAAGAAGAAATTAGGAATGATTTAGAACAACAAAGATTAGAAAAGGCAGCTGCAGCAGAAATGGAACAAACTGCTGAAGTTATTAAAAAGACAGGTTTATTCGACAGAGTGGATAGACTTTATGGTGATTTTGATGCATTAGTATCTGGTGCAGGAGAAGCTGAGGCAGGTGCTGGTGGAGATACAGGTGGAGATGTGGGTGGAGATGTGGGTGCAGGTGCAGAACCAGCAGCGGAACCAGCAGCGGAACCAGCAGGTGCATCACCAACGGAAGAGTCGATTAATAAAAAAGATAATTTATTATTAGAGGAAAAAAGAAAACTTTATACTGAAAAAGTTAAAAAATATCAAGGAATCTATCTTAAAAGATTGTCTGAAAGTTTAGAAAAAAATGAAAATATCTATAATTTAGAGGATGTTGAGAAGAGTGCAAATAAACTTAATTCTAAAATTAATGAGATTACAAATCAAATTAACGATATGATTAATTAATTTTTTTTATTTTAATCAATATTTATTAATAAAAACACTTATGGAAAATTTTGGAAATATAAAAGACACCTTCAAAAAAATTATTTTAGAATCTGTAGTAAAAAAAGATGAAAACGGTAAAAAATTGTTTACAACCTTTTTAAAAAATTTAAAAGAAAATATTACTTTAAAAAATCAATTTTTAATTTATAAAAATTTAGAATCTAAAAAATTTAACGATAAATTAGAGGCTAAAGAATATATTAAAGAGAACATTAATTTATTAAAGAAAATTAATAAAAAAGAAATAGAAAAAAGTAATTTAGATTTGTTAAAATTATTAAAAGGTAAAGAAATAGTTAAAGAAAATAATGAATTCTATGAAAATATTATTTATCTATCTATCACAAAAAAAAATCCTTCTAATATAGATAAAATTAACGAAACTATAAATAAATTAATTAATCATATGACATCTATAAAAAAAAATGACGATAAAATAGATGTAATAGATGTACCACCTAGTATATTAACAAAATTATTAGTAAATAAATTTAATGAAAAATATAAAGATATTAATGAATCAGATAAAAAATTAATTAAAACAATATTAAATGATAAAAGTAATAAACTTACAACTTTTAAAAATGTTATAAGAGAATGTATTGATTCTGTAGATAAAAAATTAACTGAAAATGTTGATTTAGAACTTAAAAATAAATTACTTAAAGTAAAAGATAAATTATTAAATACAAAATACGAAAAAGATAATTTTTTAAATGATGTTATTAAATTATATAATTTAAAAGAAACAATTGACAACGAATAAAATTAACCCTCTGATAGAGGGTTTTTTTTTAACATAATTTGACATTTTTATTTTTTTTCACTATTTTTTATTAAATCTTTAAATAACATAGTATGAATAAAAGAATTAATGAAATTAGGAAAAGAAATCAAATTAGATTTATTAAACAACTACAAAACTAAAATAGGGACAGTAAATAATAAAGAATCAAAAAGTTTATATTTAAACTTTACTGCGTGGGGGGAAATATATGAAGACAATAAAGGACAAAACTATGATACTTTTTTAAGTGGTGTCAGAAAAAAAATAAAACAAAACTTAAATAATAATCTCGATAAAAATTTATTTTATAATGATAAGTATATCGTAGATTTAGACATGAGGAGTTCGGGTTTCGACATTAGTAAAAGAAGTTTTATGTCATGTGAAATAACACTATTCCAAAAAAAGAATTTACCTATTAATCAACCAATAATTATAGAAAACACAAAAAATATTATTTATGACATCATAAATAATTGTTTTGAGAATAATAATATATTTAAATTCCATAAGTCTAAAAAATAATCTTTTTAATATAATGATATATTTATTATAAAACTATATCATTATTATGGAAATATTGGGTGTTAGTAATATAACTTATTTATATACATTAAATGATCCTACTACGGGTGAGGTTAGGTATGTAGGTAAATCAGATACACCATATAAAAGGTTTACACAACACCTATCAAAATCAAAAAAAAACAACACATATAAAAATAACTGGATATCATCATTAATAAATGAAGGCAAAAAACCTATTTTACAAATAATAGATGTTGTAGAAACTTCACAATGGGGTTTTTG